TATCGCGCCCTGTAAGGGCAATACGTCGTCAATAGGGGCAACGCCCCGACGACAAACAACCGCAAATCCGAATGCAGCCTGACTTCGCCGAAGGAAATGTCAGTGCAAACCGAATGCAGAGCGAGGCAACCTTGCTTGCATGAGCTATGCTGAGGTGCAGCCTGACTTCGCCGAAGGCAACAACTGAAATTTTGAAACCTACTTATCTTGACTTATTACTGCAAGGCCGGTGCCTTGAGCGTATGTAATTTCCTCACCATCTCCTTCAGCGTCTGCCCGGCTGCCATTAACGATGCTTCGGCTTCGGGCTTACAGGCTATCGAAAACCAACGGCCCACGATGCTGCGAACAAAGTACGAATGTGCGAGCTTCTGAATCCCGAAATAGGCTGTGCGTTCGCTAAAACGCAAATGGAGCGTATAATTGCCTTGTCCGTCGAGTAAACCATCGCCTGATGCGAAATCTTGCAAAGCTGTTTCTAAGGCTGATTGTGCTTCTTGCCACAAATGCGTAAGGCTCTTTAGGTCCAAGGGGGTTGCCCACACCGCTTCTCGCTCGTCTCTTCCTTGCTCATCCACGATTTTGCTGCCCGTATATTCGCTGAGTTTTGAAACTTCTGCAAATACGTCCGACTGATTGATTACTAACTGATAATGTATCATCGCGCTTAAAATCTGATTAAGTTATACTGTATGCCGATACCGATGTAAGGCTGCACCCCATGCTTCGGAACAAAGCCCACACCGGCACCGATGCCTACACCCCAACGCCGGGGCTTGTCGCGCGCCTTGAAGCTATACTGACTGCGCGTGTAAAGCCGTATGCTGTCAAGCCGAGCATCATAACCGCTCACCCACGCCGTATAAAGGCTGTCGCCATACGTCCGTTGCACTATCGGTAGCTGAACCTTCACGCTGTCCGTCTGAGGCACATTGCACATCACCGTATCCGTCACACGCACCGTATCGGTTGGTCGGTAAATCGGCACACGCACCGTCTCATACCTCATCACCACGCTGTCCGAAGCCACGGGCGTAGCATAATACACCGTATCGCGCACCACAATCGTATCCATGCTGCGTTCATCATCGCCCCTTAGGCGGTAACGCTCCCAAAGCGAAGCCGATAGAAGCCCGGCTATAACGATAGCCACAAGCACACCAAGCAATTCAAGCAAAGGACCCAATTTATTTTCCATAGAAGCATTCAATGTATTGAACAATCGCGTTCACATGGGTAGCCGTCACCGCAGCCATGCCGCGTTCGCTCAGCAAAAAGCGAACATCATCTTCGTTATCCATGAACAAATTCTCCGTCAGCACTGCAGCACAAGCCGTATCGCGGCAAATCGCCAGGTTCTGACTCGTGTAACGCTTACCCTCTGCCGGCACACAGCGGTTACCTTGCAAGCCCTGATAAATGGCCTCGTTCCAAAGCATCTCTGCCAATTCCTTGCTGCGCACCGAAGCATTCAGCCCCACGTGAGCCGAAAATCCGCGAGCCGAACCCCATACACTCCCATTACCGGCTGCATTCACATGCACACTCACCAGCAGCACATTTTCTTTACCATGTTCCTTACACACGGCATTCACCCTGCGGCAGCGTTCTTTCAGCGAAACGTCTGTCTTCTCCGGCACAAGGCGCTGCACATCGTACCCCTTACACCGCAAACACTGCTCAATGCGTTTCGCCACCACACGCGCATACGCCCACTCCGCCAACCGTCCGTCTGGCGACTGCTTGCCGGGGGTTTCATCCCCATGTCCGTTGTCAATCAAAATCTTCATAATCCTAATCGCTTTTTTTCTGGTTCATCCAAACTTTCACTGACCGCTTCTCCCACGTCCGGGTACTTCTTACGCAGCAAATTGATCAAGAATCGTTTCACACTAAACTTGTTCGTCACCCCATGCAGGCTGCACACATGGCCCACAATGCTGTCAATTTCCCACAAGCAACCAAGCCCTAACCCCACGGCGGCCGTAATCGTATGGTTCGTCACACCAAGCGGTTCAAATATCGCCAAACCAAGGATAGCACCAAGCAGTAAGTAAGTAAGGTAATCCACTGCCTTGTTACACGTCCTGCGACCTGCGCGCGAAAAACGAAACTCTTTGTGCTTGTTCAGCGCATCGCTCACACCAAACCAAAAGTCCGACACAATTAGCACCACAATCAGCACCAGCATCCACCGAAGGTCATACAGCACATCCAGTGCCTCGCTACCCATTGTAGCCCACCACAGCAACCCGGCCGTTCCTGTCTTTTCCATAACTCAACACGTCCTCCTTTCTTTTCTCTTTTTTTAAACAAATTATTCAACCCCCATATCGCTCTCCGCAACATCTGCCTCAAGCGTTTTAACCACATTGCTCGCATGCAGCGTACCGCGAACATACACATCACCGCTGTTGTACACCGACAGCTTATCGCCGCAAAAATGCACATCGCCCGTCACAATGTCAATACGTATCGGGCGCAGCGAGTTAAACGACGAACCATTCTTATTCGACAGCATCACATAAAAGTTCGCACCATCGTTTCTGAAAAACACCTTATAGCCGCCCATCGTATGCTCCAGCGCGTTCCAAGTATTGATTTTCAGTGTATTCGTCATCGGGCGCGAACCATCCGTCTTCAAGTAAGGCGAAAGGTCGGGCGTTGAATACTTCGGGCCCATTTCCACGCCGTTCAGCACAATGCTGCCGTCCGTACAAAAGTATATCGTCGAAGCATTCGCCGTGCTGCTCATGGCTGTCGACTTCGCCGTACCTACATCTATACGGTAGTACTTACCTTCCAAATTCTTCCAAGGCTGTAACATAAATCCTCCTCCTTCTTTGATAAAAGTAGGTGTTCATAATTATTTTTACATTTGAACCAGCGCCAACCGCAGTGCAGAGCGACGGAGGTTTTGAAACCGCGGCGCCCTGTAAGGGCAATGGTATTTCAGCCCAGGGTAGAGTGAACGTAGTGAACGACACCCTGGGTTCCCCCCATGTCCCGGGTTTAAAAACTATCGCGCCCTGTAAGGGCAATACGTCGTCAATAGGGGCAACGCCCCGACGACAATCAACCGCAAATCCGAATGCAGCCTGACTTCGCCGAAGGCAACAACTGAAATTTTGAACACCTACTCATTCAGCCTTTCGAAGCGTTTGTTTCTGGTCCAATATGCTGTCTACGGTGTGTATCATCGCTGATTTCAACTCGTACAATTCTTTTTCCATACGTTTCTTCAACACCTCGTCTTGCTCGCTCTTGAGGGCTTTGTGGTACTTGTCCACTTCCGTAATATATTCATGGGCTGCCATGGCCGATAACAATTCGGGCGAATCTTTCATCTGTGCTATCTTTTGGCTGTAGTCGCGTTTTCCGGTTTCAGTTTCGTAATTATAGCCTTTGTAGTCTTTAATGAGTTCTTCGCTGTCTGCCTTAATTTGATAATAGCGATTGTTGATGGCTCGATAAGCGGTACGTTCGCTGCCCGATTTCACAAAGCGGTTCACAATGAGCAGATTGCTGGGGTCGTATTCGCGCGAACCCACAACGGTCTCACCCGTTTTAACCAGTTTGTCTACAAGGTTGAAATAGCCGCCCAAATAACCGCGACCTAAGTGTTCCACAACGGCGGGGTTCACCACATCTAACCAACCACTCTTCTGACTATCACCGCCCGACAGCTCGTTGAGCATTTTACTCATACCCACCAGTTGCTTATTGGTATTGCTGTAAGCCTTGGTGTATGCTGGGTCTCGCTCGTTGTAGGCTGTCTGCTTGTAAATCGGAAGGCCCGTCCACGATTCGTTCGTTAAAACTTCGAATGCTGGTTTAGCAAAAGTGGGAACAAACGCACCGCTTCCTTCGCCTACTACGTCCAACGGAAGCACCTGACTGACTTGACAAAGCACTTCGTGAGCCAGTTCCTGGTTCGTGTAGCGTTCCTTGCCGCTCATCACGCTGCCCAACAGTTCGCCCATGCCGTAAACGGCTCGGTATTCTACAGGTAGCGGAATGCTTGCCCAACTCTTGCCGTTTATGCGCAACATCAGGTTGCTGCGACGGGTATTGGAGGGGTGGTCAAAGTAGCCGTTTCCTTCTTCGGCATCATCGTCATCATCACCGGATGCACCGACCATGGCATTGGCAAGTCCTAAAGCAAACATAATGGCCATGGCGGTGAGTGCCTTTTTCGGGTGTCGCTTCACCACGCGACCGAAGTTCGTTGAACCTTGAATGGCAGCGTTCCAGAAGGCGAAGAAACTGCGGCCTACACCGGACGAGAATACAGTCAGATAGATTGCAACATCTTTCGTCAGCTTCAACAAATTGGGATTTTTCCACGATAAATCTCGAATATCGTTTTTAACCTGGGCTCCATAACTATCCAAGAATTTAGCACCTGCTCCCTTCTTATTGAAGTTCACGCTGATTTCCTTAGCATCGTAAATGCTGCGGTCCAAAGTTCTTCCTGCTTCGCGCGAGGTGATAAAGGCGGCAAAACGGGCACTGTTTTCGGCGGCTTTGTTAAACAGGTCGAGCATATCGAATGAAGCATTCCACACCTTACGTACTGAGGGATCTGAAGAAAGTTTCTTCAGTTCTTTCTTGATTTTCGTTTTATGCGCATCAAGGTCACGCATGGCGGTGTAGCCGGTTTCGCCACCATTTGAAATAAACTGACTGAACAGCATTTCTGTAGGATCTGTCAAATCCAACTTGCCATTCATCAAGCGACTATACAGACGAATCATATTGAGCAGATTGGCACGCGTGGCGTAGTTGCGATTGAAGTTCACTGCGTAGCTTGAATCTTCTTTCAACCAAACCATGGTATTAGTATATCCTGCGTCTCGCGCTAAGTTGGTCAGCACGAAGTCTGGATTTCGCGTGGTATAGACACTTGACAGCCAGCGGTTAGCACTTTCAACCGACCGAGCCATTACTCCAATCGCTCCCGACATATCGTTATTCGGATTCGTCAGTCCGTTCACGGCTTGTGCTGCACGCGGATTGCCGTTGATAGTCAGCACATAGGTCTTGCCGTTACGTTTCACCATCACTTGATGTTGCTGCATTTCGCGGGCATTGACTACGCGGTAGGGTATATCGGGGCGGTCTTTCTGGCGTACAAAGTCATCCGGGTTCTGCAGTGCGAGTTGCTGCATCACCTGTTCAAACTGCTCCATCTTTTGGCTCACCATCTCGGCTGTGTCGCTATCTTCAAGTTTGTCCGTACCGGGCAGGTCTCCGGGTTGCACCACGCTCCACTGGTCTGTAACCGGGTCACGGCGGAGCCAGAGTTCACTCACGCTGATAAGGTCACTCGGGTGGTTCAAAGCAAAGTTCAGCAACTTCTGCTTCACAAGCTGGTTTCGGTTGCCTTGGGCAATGGCACTCTCTGCCATCATCTGCATGTAGGCAAAGGGGTCATCAGCCTTGCTGCGTCGGCCCTTAGCGGTTTTGATGGGACTGGTAAACACACTTTCAGTGCCGCCTAAGTAGGAGTATTCTTCATTCGACGTGCGTTCGTCAAAACCGCGGAGGGGTATGTAGAACTGATACATCGAGCGAATATCATCATACGTGTCGCGACTTATCATGCCGGTATCAAACGATTTCTTCAGCGTCCGCTGCGTCACGGTGTTGATAGCGTCCCAAAGGGCGTTCGTATCGTGGGCGTTCTCGTAGGTATCTACCATGTCATGGGCCATGAGTTCTGCATCTGCCACAGCTGCTTTGCCTGTCAGCGTAGTAAGTCCTGCATAGTCCGTCTTCTGTCTGTTTTCGCTGTAGAGTGCATCTTCTCTCTCCTGCATGCGTTGCTTCACGTCGTCCAATGCATCTTCCGCATCTTGGTCAAGCGGGTCTTTGGATACCGCGCGTGCGGCTGTGCGCAGTTCTTTCTCAAACTCCTTGCGTGCTTCTTTGGCCGCGGCTCTGCGGGCCATCACTTGGTTGCGCTCCAGTCCGTGCTTCGCAAACAGGTAGTCTATCAGTTTCGCGCGTTCATCGGCTGTCGGTGCCAACTTACTGACTTCTTCGAGCATGGGGGCAAACACTTCGCGTGAAAATTTTTCGGCCTCGGCTTGGTTCACAGACGATAGGCGGTTCTCGCCTAAATAGGCGTTCTCAAAACCGTCAATGTCTTCAATGTAAACGCCCTTTCGGCCTTCGGCTTCAAGAATACTCTCCATAGCGGTGCGTAGTCCGAGCATACTATCCTGAAGGGCTTCTTGCGTTTGATACATGCCCGATTTAATGCGACGTTCGTAGCGGTCGCGGGCCAGCACTTGGGTGTAGTTGTAGGTGGAGCCGTCGCGGAACAGAATTTCTGCCGTCTCTTCCTCGCTCAACGCTTCGTTCTCGGCCACACGGCTGCCGGCTGTTTCGGTCGGTGCAAATCGGCCTACTTGCAGCGCGTGCTGTTTCGCCACATCGCGTGCCTCGGCAATGAAGGTCGGATATTTACCGGGTTCCGTCAGGTTCTCATAGCTGCGCCAAAGCACATAGCGGAGTTCGTTGTCCGTCAGCGTCTGGCCGTCCATTGCTTCAAAGCCCAATCCGCGGAGCATATCCAGGAAGAAACCCTTGATTTTCGCCCACCACTGCGGCGAGGCATGCTCAAAGTCGGTGCGTTCGGCAAGGTCTGCCAAATATTCCTCGGTGGCCGTGCGCACATTCCACCCATGTTTGGCGGATGCTTCGGCTATCTTTCTGCGAATGCCTTCCTCGGCATTGCTGTAAACCATATCGAGGAAGTCATCGAAGTGCTCGCCAAACAGCTGACGCAATCCGTAGTGAGCCACCGCCTCGTGCAGCAGGGTTTGCTCCACGTCGGCCGTACTGGCATGGTTCGGCAGCACAATCGTTATCTTCCCCGTCCGCTTATTATAGAAGCCTTTGGCCGTGCGCTGCTTGCCATCAAGCTGCGAAGCGTCCGTCACGATTTCCACGTTCGTCAAATGCAAACGTTCAACCAACTTCTCCGCGTGCGCTTGCATTCTGCCTCTTTCGCGTTCCGCAAATTGCGCCCGTTGCTTCTTCGTTCCGCGCGGATTGCCCATCATCTGCGCCATCGGGTCATTCAGATAGCTCAGCATATCGTCGGAAAGTTCTCCCTTACCTTCGCGGAAATTATTTTCCGCTGAACCTTGGGAAGTTTCGGAATTTTCCGTTACCTTTGCAGCATCTAAAATGTTTTTAAGAATAGCCTTATATAAAGCGACACCTCCATGAAGCTCACCATCTAAAGATGCACTGGCAATGGTTTGAAGGGTGTCGCTTTCATTTATTGTATTCTCCATAAATACTTCATGAACATACAGTCTATTCTTATTATTATCAGACATTGTACGACAGAACACGTAACGACGTTGTCCATTGTAATTTATAGGATATACGAAATAATGGTTTGTAACACCTGAGCGTTTGAAATCATTCAGACTTCCTATATACGTAGCATTTTTAAAACCATTCGGAAGTGATGCAATAGCGTCAAGTTTTTCTTGTCTATAACCATGAGATAGAGAGTCTTTTATTGAACTCTTGTCAATACATACAGAACCTACTTCTGTGTCAAAAAACAGGGGCTGTCCTACATGTTCGTCCCACCATTTTTCTGCAGCCTTTCGTGCTGAAAGGTGCTCAGTCTTTACTATTTGATTACTTTCTACATCAACAGCAGGAGCATTGCGCAACCATTCACCACGCTCATATTTTTCAGCATCTGACATTTCAAGCGGAGATACCATTGAAGAACTACTATATTGACTTGCATTTACACCTCGCGCATTCTCCATAATGAAAATCTGGTCTTCGCGAGCCACATCCTCGGTTTCTTCCGCCAACGACTGACGGCGCTCTTCGGGGGTCATGTGAAGTCGATTCTGCACGTTACGCGCTTCAACCTCACCGGCGAGCTGGTCGTATCGGTTGTTATATTCCCCTAATCCAAATTTGCCCATAAGTCGTTGATATTCATTATAAGCATCTTCATAGCCCTCGTTGTCATAGCCTCGTGTCCAAAGATTAAAACCTTTGTCAAAAGCTTCACGACTGGGTGCAAAGCCATCACCAAACTCCAAACCCAACGACTGATATTCTCTAACCAAAGCGTTGTAAACATCTATCGGTCGCGCATCATCGCCAAGTTCTTTGCTCTTGTCTTCAAATTCATCAATAACAGACCACGCTTCATACTTCTCTCTAAAACCTGCAAGGTGTTCGCGATAGGTTGTGCTGTTCCCACCCATCGCAAAACCTTCAATGTGCTGAATGGCGTGCTGAACCTCGTGAAGGATTACACCTTTACCTACTTCATCGAAACCATAGCTGTATGCCTTGCGCTTGTCGCCCCACATCAAGTCATGGTACCTCTTGCCCAATTCAGACTCAAAGAATTTAGCTTCGGCTTCATTCATAGCCTCTTCCCATTCATCTTCTCTGCCTATATAGGCATCAGGCATATCACCCTCAAAGTACTTGGAATATTCCTTGTACTCGGGAGTGGATTCAATCTGCTCTATTTCACGACGCACATCTCCCGGTTTGGTGCGATGGCGATACAGCCCCATGCTCAAAGACATGTAGCCACTTGGAAGATATATGCCGGATACGCCTACATCCATCTGCTGTATGCTTACAGGCAGCGTGCGCAACTCAGGATAAGACCGGTAGAGCTGTTCATTGTCGAGGATTTCGCCCAAGGTGGTTTCGTAATGAACTTCACCATCAGAAGAAACCTTCTCTTTTACATTCGGCTCTTTCTTCAACTCTCCATCCATGATCTCATACCGCCACTTACCGTCACCACCACGCTCCCAACCGGTAGCCAACTTGATAGCCTTCGCGTCTTTCTCCTGACGTTCCATCTCGCGTGCCACGCCTAAGTTATCAAGGCGCGTAGTGGCTTCTTCAGCCTTGTCAAGAGCTGCTGCGCCTTGTTGGCCGACGAACTGGAAACGAACATCTTTTTTGCGCGTATTGAATCGTTTCGACAAAGGAATTATCGCTCCCTTGTCATCTCGCACTATCAGGTCGTTCAGCTTGCGGTTATTCCTTGTATCCTTATATTTATAGTCACGCTTATCGTCATATCCCCACTCGTTAATGTCATTCCCGTCCCAATAGAGGTTTGCTGCCGGAACATTCTCTTTCATGATTCGGTAATCGCCATTCAAAGCATGTCGCCCATGTTGCTTGGCATACGCCTCTGATAGCGTTACCCAATCGCCATTTCTCACACTTCCCTCTTTCAATGATTTTGGAACGGCTCTGTAGATTGTAACAGTTGGATTCTTCCCTTGCTCTATCTCTTGCAGGGCTTGACTGATGGCTGCGACGCTCTCTTCTCTGTTGCGGTCACGGTTCATGCGGAATTGCTCCTCCAGGCTGTCGCGTATGTTGTCTTTATTGTTGGCAACATCTATCAGGCTTTTGTCTGTTCCGTCCTCGTCATACGAAGGGGCACGGTGAGACATTCTGAACTCGTCTGTCGACTGATAGCCATTCCGTCTTGCTGCTTCATTCACAAGGTCTCTCATGCGCTGTTCATCGTTGTTGCGAACAGCTTCCATATACGCTTTATCCAGTGCTTCATCAGACATCTGTTCGAACACCTCCAGCCGTTTTCTTTCGGCTTCTTTTTCCGCTTCCTCGCGCTTGCGTGCAGCCTCCATGACATTGCGGTTGTTTAACGCTTCCTGCACATGTTCTTCACGCAATTCTTCTACGTTGCCAAAGTTGCTGAACAGTTCATTTTTAATAGGTTTAAACACTTTCGCAAATTGACCCAACGACATATCCTCGTTTGCCAAATAAACACTTCGTTTGATGCTCTTGAAAGCATAGCTTGCTCCACCCAAACTGCCGGATTTCATAGCGTCAGCATACTTTTTCACGTCATTCTGATTTAAATGATGCTTGGCTGCAAATTCCGCTACATTTACAGAACTGCTGTTTCGCACTTTGTTCGGATTCACCCCATTCAGCATATCCGCCAGTACGCGGTCGGCCACCTCTTCGGCACTCGTGAAACGGATATGGAAGAGTTCGGCTACCGACTGCCAGAACTTTGCCAAAGCCTGCTTCACGCGCTCGATGGCAGCCACAGCTGCAGCACGTTCAAACACACTCTTCCCCGTCTCAGCCGCTGCATGCTGCTGTGCCTCGCGCAAACGTTCGGCACCGCGTCGGCCTGAATAGTGGGCAAGCACTTCGTCGGCAATTTCATCATCGGTCTTCAGTTCAGGGTACAAACCTCTTACCTCCTCCCAAATGGGGGTGGCTTTCATCAGGCCCACAATGTCATTCCATGCCTCTGCGTTTACATTGCGTATCATGTCTGCCCAAAGGTGAGCGTATTCGTGAATGGGCGTTTCAGCAGTGGCAATGCGTGGGTCAAGGTAAATTTTACCATCAACCGTAAAGCCGTAGGCCTCGCCGCTGGGGGTGCGGAAGAAGCGGATGTGGTCGGTGATTTGTGCATCTTTTTCGTTGAAGATGACAAAGTTGCGCGCACCGTCTTTGCGACCGCCACTACGGGCTTCAGCTGGATAGGATATGCCCGTGTATCCAGCTTGCATCAACGCTTCAGAAGCGGGCTTCTGACCATAACCGAACGCATCACCAAGCAATAGGTAGGCGGTGAAACCCTTTATTTCCCCTTCTCTTTTCTTGAGGTATGTAGAGGCCTTTATTCCATCGAATTTCATTTTTTTGCTGTCAAGCAACTTTCCGATTCGCTTTATATCCTTCGAGGTCAACGGCTCATACCATGAAAGATAGTTCTCGCCATTATCTTCGGGAATTTCAACGGTATAGAGGAACTTAGAAGGTATATCTTCTTCTTTAATTCGTTCCAGCATTTCATAATCTGAGATAAACGCATCATCCTTTTTGACTCCTTTAGCCTTCTCCGAATCATACAAGTATCTATAATGACCCAACAGTTGCTGTTTTACCTCGTCAAACTTGCCTTCTTTTGCTGCTTCCTTCAATTCTTCCAAGAAGGAATCGCCAAAACCGCTTTTGAACATACCTGCCTTGTAGCTTTCGGAATACATTCGTCCGATACCTTCTACCTCGGTAACGTAAGTTCCCCAACCATAGGCTTGCGCACCTTCGCCTTCACCCATGTGGCTATGGTCGAAAGCAGAAAATTCTGCGCCGCTGCCGTGGAATACGCGGTGCTCGCGAAGTTTTGCACGCTGCTTTGCGCTCTCTTCAAGAACTTTAACACCCGGTCTGTAAGACATCTCAACATCTTTCAGTAATTTTGCAACAGATATAGAGTTGTTCGTACCGGGGTTGCTAGATATATCTCTACCAACTAAAGTTCCTGCGAGCAACTCTATTTTTGTAGCCTCATACGAATAGGCTTTATTATCTCTTACAGCATCTTTATACTCCTTCAGCGTAATCTTTACCCTGTAAATGTTTCCGTTTATTTCAACTGCCCCATAACAGCGGTGGATGAGTACGTTCTTGTTGATTTCATTCCCAACTTTTCTAACTCCATTCTCATCTTTTTTAAAGTCAGGAGTTGTTTCTACGTCCACACTATCATGAATAATTTCGGGAAGTTTCTTAAGCACAGCCAAATGCACATCCTTGCTATCACTTTTGGCAACAGCACTCTCAGAAAGGTATTTATTGACAGCAGTAGAACTGATTTTTACATTTCCCTTACCACCACTTTCTTCGTTATCCAAGGTACGCACAATGTGGCTCTTAGCCCATTCCTTGGCTTCATTGAAATTGGCAAATCCATGATCGAGCTTTGCACGCTCAATATGTACATACTTATCAGCAATATTAGGCTCAACGCGACCTTCGGGATATCTATCATAATCGTATTCCTCACCAAAAGCCATAGTTCTTGCCCTTCCGTTCACCTCGTCCAGCACCTGCTGCGCCTTCTCGTCCACAACCACTTCCAAACCGCTTTGCTGAGCCACGTCAACGAGCGCATCGCGAAGCGTGGCCTCTTGCGTTGAAACTGCCGGAGCACCAGGCTGTGCAGCATGCTTACGAGGCTTCTCGCCTGCTTTACCATTTTTCGTAGCCAATAGGTGTTCCGCGTATTCGTAAGCCGTTTTGTTGGCTACAAATCCGTTGATAAGATATTCCGTTTTCTTTCCTGCTTGTTTCACACGATTCTCAGCCTGAGCCTGTTGGCTTGCGTCCATGCGGTTAAGCTGTCTGCGCGAAGGTCCTTGCAGTTTGTCCACTTCCTTTGTTCTTAATTCAAGCGTACCCTCTGCCACGTGTTTTTCGATGAATTGCGCCATCGTCATGCTACCCTCTTTGCCAAAGTTCGAAACACGTGTAAGTGCTTTCACGATAGAAGCTCTTCGCAGAGGTGTTTTGCCATTAAGAAAATCGCCAAACCGTTTGTTTGCCTCCTCCGCTTTCTGTTCCTTGACTGCAGCTTCGGCTCGTGATGCAGCCTTTTCTTTGTGGGAAATGATAGCACTGCGAAGCTCATACAATTCGTCATTCAAGGCTGTTTGGTTCGCAAATGTGTTTTTATGCTTTTTGAGGAAAGCCTTTTTCACATCATTGGGCAGTGCATTTTTGAGGTCGTCGCCATACTTCGCCTTTAGTTCTTCCCTATCGCGTTGCCACTCCTCGGCCATAGGGAACACCTCGGCCATTTCCTTTGTGCCGAAACTCATCGCATTCTGCAAGTACTTTTCACGTGCCAACATCTCTTCCAGCGAACTGTCTGCATGCCAATGCTTCCGCTCGTAACCTGATTGACGCGGTGCTTCTGCCTTCTGCTTCTGCTCACTCTTGGGGGCTTTTACCTTAACACCTGCCTTAACAGGCTTCAACGTAGCATTCGTATAAAACGACAGCGCACGCGCATTGGCTATTTCGCCACTTTTCACACCATTGTAAATGTCGCGCAAGTCAGATTCATAGCCCGTCACCTCAAAGAGCGATGCTGCACGGTCAAAAAAGTCCTTTTCCGTTTCGGCTTCCTTTGCCATGCTGAAAAGCTGCTCGGCAAGCTGCTCGTTCTGTTCGTTGTGTGCGTCGATTTCGGCATTGCGCTTCGCCACCTTGTACTCGGCAAACGCCTTCGTCTTGCGCTTGCTGCTCTTCACCCACTCTGTGAAATCAGCGAGCGGAACGGCTGTAACCTCCGTGCGGTGTGTCTTCGCCCAGTCAGCCTCATAGTTGGCAAAGTAAGCTGCCTCGGCTTCCTCCTGCGAGTTGAAGCCCAGCATCACCTTGTGTTCATCAAACGAGCCGTCGGGGTTGTATTGGTCCACCACAAACACCGTTGTGCCGTCCCAGCCGTCAAGGTCGTTTCCAAGGAACACGTCAATCGCATCACCATCCACGCCCTTCGTACCGCCAAAGTAGCCGTAGGTATTTTGCATCGTCGTTTCCCAAGCCTTGCCGTTGGCATCTACACCTGAGCGCACAGAACCGCGGGGCTGTTCGATGACAACATCAAACGGCCCTACCTTCACACGTCCCTTCTTGTAATTCCCGGCTTCCTTCTGTCCCTCAGTCGGCTCCGCATTCGTCTGCTGTTCTGCACGTGTAACTTCCGACTGCAGCGAAGTTTCTGCATTTTCTTGGCCAGAAGTTTGCACAGCTGAATTTTGAGGCGTATCTTTGCCAGTAGTATTACTAATCGAAACAACATCGCCACGAGATTGAAGGCTTATTGCGGGTGCTGATTGATTTTCAGCATGACTGATGGAGGATATGCCGCCCTCCGACGATGTTTCATTTTCCCGTATGTCATTTAATTTGGCATACTGCACAGCTGAATTTTGAGGCGTATCTTTGCCAGTAGAAGATATAGTGGTTTGAGGCGCATCCGTGCCCTCGGTAGCGAGGTCAGACACATTCCCTTGCGACGAGTATAAGCCTTGTGCCATGTCTGAGGCATCAGAGACATCATCGGCGTGTTTCCAAACCAATTTTCCTTTAGTAAGGAGGTTCGCAATGGCGTTCCTCCTTTTTTCTTGGTTGGAAATGACAACCTCTTTACCATCTTTACTAACAGTGATTGAGGTAAAATAATAATATCGAGAACCGTCAACTTTTTTAAATGAGCGTATAAATACATAGGAAGAGGCACGTTCTGTAGTATCTCCTTCCTTGGCTTCACTCACATCTGCAATTATTGCATGTGGGTGTTCAAGCGTAGGCTTAATCATGCCTAATTTACCATTTCTGCCTTGTCGCATCAATTTCGTAAATTGGTTTTCACCCATTTTTACATTGCCTATCGGAGTTGAAACGATTCCTTCTTTACCAAATAGGGCATCCCAGTTTTCAATAGTGAGGTCTATCTCAGGAGCAATTTCAGCACTCAACTCCATATCTGCAATGAAGTCTAGTGCTTCATCCGCAGTCATGGAACTACCAATTACTTCCGTTTCATCATTTTCCTTTTCTTTATTTCCTCGACCTTCATTCTCAGTTCCAACTCTTCCCTTGTCTCTTCCAGTTCCTCCCTCAGCGTCGGCAGTTTCATTTCCTGGCGCATCTGTTCCTCCTGCGCTATCATCTCTTGCGCTTCCTTGTCGCCCTGTTGTGCGCGTCTCATTGTTGCCACCCAGAGCATGGCTTCCATTTGTTCCATCGTATTCAATGTTTAGCACCTCGCGAATAGCCTCAGCCAGTGTGCGCGGTGTGTTGTTAGGATTAGGGTTATATAAATCGGGCTGCTGACGGCCTTGCAGCAAATCGAACATTTCGTTAAACGTCTGCTGAATAGCCGTTTGCGTCTGCACCTTGTACATAGCAGCCAGCGTAAGGGCAAAATTAGTATATTTACCCTCACGTGATACTGACTGCCCCGTCGAAAAATCAAATTGCATTTGCTGCAGCCATGCCATGGTTGCCTTTCGCGCCTCCTCGAAGTTCTTAGCGTTAGCAAAAGCCGCATCTTGCGAAAGTTCGTAGAAAGCCACAATGCTGTTCTGAATTTCGGGCAGCATCTTTTCGGATTCGGGCGTAGCAAAGTCGCGGTAAGCCGTAGCAAGTATCGCACGCTGAGCCTTAGCCGGTAGCGCATTGAACATATCTTCAAGACGTTCCGAACCATTCTTGAAAACAGCCTGATAAAGTATGCCACGCAAATCGTTCTTCGCCTCCGTAGTCACCTCACCTTCTGCATTGAAGGCTGAGCGGTATTGCGTGGGCGAAATGTAATGCTGTGCTTCCAGCCATTTCAGCGTCTCAACAGCATGCTCATCAATCAGTTGCGACACACTCGCATCTTCGTCCGTGGTGCGCAGGAGGATTGAGGCAAAGCGTTCCGCCTTGTCTCCCATCTTCTGCGACACATTGCGAGGCTTGATGCGTTCCGTGCCTCCGCTTTCCGTGTCCTTCACATCATATTGTCCAAGTTCAATAGCCTGTTCGTCCGTCACGTCCATCAAATTAACCAGCACAGGCTGCTCCATAGCGGCAATGTCTTCGGGATTCAGTCCGTATTCAGAGGCATGATCCATCAAATACTGCTTGTAGGCGGCTGCCTGTTCAGGATAGCCTTGCCACATGCGCTTAAGGGCTGCCGTGCGGTTGTTGCCCTGAATAACCTCGCCACGTGCGTTTACCGAAGGAGCACCCGTGTAAGCTGTAACGCTCGAAGTGATTTCTTCGGGGTTCATCTGGGCGGCCATTTGTTCGGCTGCATGCACGCTCTCGTGGTCGGTACGCTTCTTCGGCTGTGCCTCGGGCAAAAAGTGCAGCACGTTCGGCTGACCGTTCTGATGGCTGGGTTGCAAACTTCTTGCATCCACAACCGCCACACGTACAGGCTGTGAAACTTTGTTGGTAAATTTCACGCTCACTTCTTTACCCACGGCTGCAGCAATGGGTTCCTGACGGTCTGCGCGCTGTCCGTTCTGCATGCGGTAACCGCGTTCTCGTGCATTTTCGGGCTTGTCAAACACAAAGTCAGGCACCTCTGTTTCATCGTCCTGCGTCACTTCTCTCTGCTGTGCCGCCTCAATCTTCGCACGCTCTGCTGCTGCAATGCGTTCAGCCTTCACCGCTGCAATGCGTCTCCACGCTTCAAGCTGCGCCTCGGCTTCCTCAATCCGTCGTTTGTGCTTCTTCTGTGCTTCCAGTCTTTCTCTTACGGTACTACCGGCGCGCACCTTTGCCTTTTTCGCCTTCTGTACCTTGGCTTCCATGTCGGCCACCATGTCAGTCACCACCTGCATAGCCATAGCCTCATCACCTTCGGCTTCTTGCACAATCGCGTCCCAAGCCACATCAGGAGCCACGGCCTCATACACGGGCTCTCCCGTCTTAGCATCTACCGGAATGCCATTGCCCTGCATTTCTCTTTGCTGACCATTTGCTGCAGCATCATTTTGATTTTCTTCCTCAACATCAACAGGCCCAGCAACCTCTCTACTCCAAATCACATCATCCGCTTCATCGCGCACCGAACTGAGCATTCCATCGAACTCATCAGTCGGGAACACTTGCACAAATCGCCCATTCACCGGACTATCGGTCTGCACTTCCACGCCATCGTCAGTCTCTTGCAAAACCACGCCATTTACAGAAGAGCCATTCGGCAAGTCCAACGTAACACGGGCACCACTAAACCTCGGTGCAGGAATTCTGACCTCCGGTGCCTCAGTGGGTGCAGCAGTTCCACTCGCAGCACCTTCTTCCTGCTCAATTTCTTGGTTCGTAGCTGCGGCAATGGCTTCTTCTCGCTCGGCAATTACTGCCTGTGGGTCGGTCGGTTCAGCCAATTCACTGATACGATTAGGCGCAATCGTAAAGAGTTCGCCCGTCTGCACATCTTGCACATACAGCACATCGTCCGACTCCTGCTTATCTACCCCAGTACCGTCAGGGTACAACACCACCTTACCGTTCAGTATATACACCTCGCGTTCGCCATCAAGCGTGGCTTTTTGGATTTGTCCGTTCTGTCGGTGTGTAATCTGTCGTACCTCACGTTTCACGGCATCGGCTTGTTCGTTCGCGCGGTCCTCGCGCTGCTGCATCATGCCTTCGTAGGTGGCTTGCGCGTTGGCATAGTCCAACACGGGTTGAATCTGCTCGGGCGTAAACCCTTGCTCCTCCAAGGTGTGAATATAGCCAATCGGGTCATTACCCATGGCTTCGTCCAAATCTTCGTCTTCTTCCAATTCCAGCAGCTGCGCCACCTGTGCACGTGTTTCGTTCAGCCTGCGGTAGGCCATTTGCCTTTCGGTAGGTTCAGTTGTGCCGTAGCCTTCTTCGTAGGCTTGGTCGAGTGCCTGACCGATGGGATCTAACGTGCCTTCCTCAGCTCGCTTCTGCTCGGCTTGCGCAATGCCGTGGTACTTCTGCGCAGCCTTCGTGTATTCCAAAAAGGCCATACGGAAACCCATGGGCAACTGTTGGTTGTCCATCACCTCGCGCAAAGTCTGCTTCTTCTCTTCGTCCGTTCCGTTAATAAAGGTGTTGCGCCACGTGCCCCACTGCTCCAGGGCGGCATTGTTGTTGCCAAACATGCCATCAATCTGCCGACCGATGTCTGCCATTTCATTCAGGGCGCGTTTCTTGGGTGCAGTGTACGAAGCGGTCTTCACGGCAGAGAAGAAGCCACCCATCACGGCCACCGAAAGGAAGGTCTCGATATTCTTGTCTACGTTGAATACACCCGTATCCTTGTCGGTGTCAAAGGTGCTATCACCCACCATCAAGGCATTTTCAACATTGCCCAGCACCTCTTCAAGGTATTCACCGGTAGTACCATTCCAATGGGTGGCATTTTCAAAATCAGTAACGGCTTTTGCCACTTTGGTCGATGACACATTGCGCATAAAGTCATTAACAAAACCCAAGCCAATCTTATCAAGCGCCTTTTGTCCGCCTTTCGAAAAGGCCTTCCCGATAATGCCGAAGTAATCGCCAGCCATTTCGGTCTGATTCTCAATGGTGTTTGACAGGAATGCCTTGCCGAAGGCCTCGCCCCAGTCCACACCGTTCTTATGTCCGCCGTAGGTTACGCGTCCGAAGTTATCAATGTCAGTTTCCACTTCACCGATTCTGCGCTGCACAGCATCGGCAGCCACCCGTGCCTGTCCAGTAGTAGCCGACATGGTAGCAGCCCCCAGCCAATCGCCAGCAATACGCGTACCGGCTTTTGCCAACAAGTAACGTTTGGCTATTTGTTTGAGCTTTTCCTTGCCGTATTTTTTAATCGCCCACTGCATAGCCTTGCGCTGCGCAAACTTACCCACACCTGATGCCGGGTTGAGTGCCATTTCGAGCATAAACGGCAAAGCCTGAGCCGTTACCGTACCTGCCGTGTTTCCCCAACCCAAGTGTTCTTTGTTCTCGCCCTGAATATGGTTGTTGTACGCATAGAGGTCGAGCATCTTGCGCTGTTCAGGCGAAAGTGCCTCCACACCCCCTTTGTCCGCCTTGTCAACGGCATCAAATATAGCCAATCCACCGGCAAGGTCCGAAAAACCAAAGTCCCAGTTCGACAATTTCGAAGCCTGTCTTTTAAACGAACGCCCAGTGGCTGCACCAAACGACAGCACATTCTTTCCGGCTCGCTCTATCCAGTTGCCGCTATCCGCAATCCATTGATCCGACGCCTTAGCATGTTCTGCCTCGTCCAACGTATCAAGTGCCTGATTCACCTTGTCAAGCTGCATCGTCAGTGCTTTGTACTTCGTGTCCTGCAACTTATCGGTAAGTCTTGCAGCAGCCTGCGTCATAGCGTTACCGGCAACACCCGTCGCGAAGGAAGGAACCCTATCGGTCGCTCCTTCCAACTGCGAAGAACGTGCATTGAGTTCCTTCTCAATGCGCGCCTTCTGCTCCAGCAAGTAATTTTTAGGGTCATTGTGCTGCATGTTTGCCTCAGTCAGTGCTTCGCGCGCATGCTGCGCCCCCGTCTGCGCAAGTCTCGCTTCGGTTTCGCTCTCATATTCGCGCCCCAATGCGTCTATAAATGCTCCGTCTTGATTCTTCGGAGCTAAAGGCAATCCAAGGTTCGATTGCCCTTTGAACCCCAGTCGCGTAGCGTTCTTACCAAACTGACCGGCAGTCTGTTGCAAATAGCCATTCACATTTTGATGCTGACGTTGAGCTGCCTCGTTCTGCAGCCGCATATTCTCCACAAACGCATTCGCCTGGTTCACGTCAAATGGTTTAGTAGCTGCATCATCCTGAGTTTGCGAAGTCTTGCCTCCATGCACACCGACGTTTCCACCCGGCTGCGCGGCAGACTGTGGGTTAAATATCGTATCGCGCGCACTCTGAATCGTCGAAAGCGTGTCAACCTGCTGCGGCTGCTTCGGTGCGGCGGAAGCTGCTGCTGTAGGTTTCGCCACCTGCATGCGTTGCATAAACTCACCATACGATGAACCGTAGTCTTCGCCATTTTCCGAAAGCAGATTAAACACTTTCTGTCGGTACGGGTAATTCTCGTTCCCAAGAAACTTCGTACGGAAATTGTTGTAATCCTTTTTATAACCACCTTGCTTCAGCGTGTCATACAACTGCTTGAGTTTAGTATTATCTATTGGCATACTATTAGTCTTTTAATATATTTTAATCCAAATCCTCGTAGGCTTTATTCTTAGGTTTCGGTTTCTGCACGAACTTCGGGTATCCACCAACCAAAACCTTACGCGTAGTAGTTTTTGTGGTTGTTTCCGTTGTACCGTCAAGCCCGGGTTTATCGGTCTTATCAGTTTCCGTAATAGTTCTACTTTGGTCTTGCCAAGTCCCGTTTCGTCTGGCAAACATTTCAGCTGCATCAGCTTTTGTGAAATAATGTGTATTGCCGAACATATCCTGAACCTCATATTCCCCTCGCGCGTTCTTAATCACCGCGTTCGTCTGCGCATTATTTCTGCGAACCTGCGAATCGTATACTTTACCCTGTTTATTCAGATTGTTGAGTTTGGCATTAGCAATCTTGTCAGCATATTTAGCGTTCGTCCGTGCGGTTTCAGCATCAGCACCTGCTTTATCTGCCTTTCCCTTCTGTTCGCGAACTTTGTCAGGCTGTAGTTCTTCGAGCCACAGGTGTTCTATCACCTCTCGCTGCGCCTTCTCATTGGCCAACTTCATGCGCTGCTTCAGTTCGTCAGCGTTCATGTTAAACTTATCACGCTCCAGCTTCATATTGCCAAGCCTTTCCAGCATTGCCAAGCGTTCCTTGTCTTTAATATCGCGCTTAGCTTCCGCCTCCTTAGCCTTTTTGTCCGCAACCTTGATCATCGAACTGTTCGGGTCATACATCGAAGGCGCACCCTTAGCCGTGAAAAACAAATTGCTCAGCGCGCGCAATCCGTCCGACACAGCCCCGATAACCTTCTTCGACCGCTCCATGCGTTCGCGCTTCTTCCGCTCTTCCTCGGTTTCCGGTTTCCGGCGGTCTATTTCGGCTTGAATCTGCTTGATGCTTTCGTCAAAGGCAGTAGTCCGCGTAGGCTTATCGGCTGAATCGTCAGCCGTAGGCACCACAGTCGGCTTAATCTGTTGTGGCTGCACCGTAGGCGTAGGCAGCGGTGTTGGTTGGTTCGCATGGGCCAGCGTGCCCTTTATCGGCTCATCCGCTGGTGCCGGTGCTTGTGTGGCATGGGCCAAAGTGCCCTTCACGGGTTCCGGCTCCGATGGTGCTGCCGTCTGCTTCGGCTCGTTCCCGGTCGTCTGCTGTGGCTCGTTCCCCGCAGGTATAAACGCCCCCTTCGGCTTATTCTCTTGTTCGTCCGTCATCGTCTAATCTGTTTTCAGTATTTGTAATATTAAAATGCCGATGCAATGTTAGCCCCAGCGTCAGCCACCCCTTGCACAGCCTTTCCCACTTCCGTAGCTTGCTGAATCTGCAAGTTCGCCATTTGGTCGTCCAATCGGTCCTTACGCTCGCGATACTGCTGCTCAATTTGGTCCTTTCGCACATCCGCATTCGCCACAATTTGCGAAGCCGCATCCGCCAGCGCCTCGTTATTTTGCTGTTTCGTAGCCGCCAGCGCCTCATCCGTTCCGCCCATCATAGCCGCCTGCCCCTGCGCCGCCTGATTGCGATTCTTAATATTCTCCTGCAATCTCGTCAACATCCGTTGCGCATCAGCACGTTGCGTAGCATCTTCATTATACCGCCTATCAAACCAATTCTGATTATCCTGCTGCTTCGCCCGTATACGCTTCTTTTGCTTACGAATAGCCTGCGAAGCCTTCGCTCCGCCAAAGATGGAACCACCAAGGCCCAATACACCACCTGATATAATTCCTCCTAAACTCATGTGAATGATATTTCAATGTTAATAATGCTGCCAAAATTAACCAAGTACCTTTGCACCCATCGTATATCTTTTGTTTCATCTCATCAACCACCCATCACATCAATATGATGGCTAATACGTTGTCTTAACGTAGAATCCTTGTCTTAAGATAGAATCCTTGTCCCTTGCTTGCGCTGATGCCGCCAAAGAGGACGATTAAGCCAGTCTCTATTTCATCTACTTTTAGACCGACTCATTTTGTTTACTCATAGTTTTTTTTAGGCTTCGACCTGTCCGTGAGGATGGGTCGTTTTTGTTTTCATGCTCTTCAATAATAACCCCTTAGGGGTTATCTTAGAAACCCCTAAGGGGTTATTAAAAACGCAAAACAAAAACCCCTATGGGGTTATTTATAAAACCCCTTACCCGTTTTTGAAACTGCATGAAAATCAACCGTAAATAAACCCCTCAACAACTACATAAATTTCCACGTTATCAACGACTTAAAACAGAAAACTCTACTGAAACGAATTGTAGTGAACATGCTTAAACCCTAATGAACGACGACAAAAGGCGAAAAACTTAAAAAGCTGTTATCCGTTGATATTCAAGCCGTTGCAACGAATAAAAACCCCTATGGGGTTATTTTAGAAACCCCTTAGGGGTTTTTCAAAAGAAGAAAACTCGACACAAATAATATCCCCTATGGGGTTTTCCTCGCGCGCGCGTATAGATATAACGAATGTTATATAAACATAAAGGATAAAGGAATATAGATATATATTATACTCCTTACGTCGTATAATATACGACAACAACGACGACAAAAAGACTTCGAGTTTGAAGTTCTTTTTTTACTTTCTGAGATATACAAATGAAAATGTCCGACCTTGCAATTGCAAAGCCGGACAAAAATTAAAAGCCCTTACCTTTGGTGCGTTCATACACCGCCTCACGTTCCGTGTCAACGTTTTTAATTCTGAATTGAACTGCACATCTTTCCGGGATGCTGTCCGGCAGCTTCGCCGCCAGCCGTGATATTATCTCGTCAATGTTGCTGAAGCCGATGTCGCTCACCTCGGCCAGTACCTCGCCACGGTAGTACGCCCTTGCATAAATCATGTACTTTGGCGCAATGCGGAACATCGTGTCCTTGCGTTCTTCCACATCGTGCGCCAAGCCCTGCTTGCTCTTTGCCGTGCTGAAGAAGATGAAGTCAATCACTTTTGCGTTCAGTTCCCATGCAGGGGAGAAGTCCAGCTTGATGTAGCCGCGCGTGATGGTGCGTCCGTGCGAGTGGTTCATGGCAAAAGCCACCTCGTCAATGGTCGCTCCGCAGTCGTTCTGTGCCACCGTTCCCCAAGTGTGGCGGAATGTGTACGCCCTGTATTGTTTTTCCTTGGGGATGCCCAGACTCCTGCAAATCTGCTTGATGCCGTTGTTCACACCTGCACAGAAAGAGTCGCTGTCGCAAAACCGCTTGTGGAAACGGAACAGGTAAGGGTCGTTAGGCTCTGCCAAGTATTTCTCCATCAACGGCTGTATCACCGGCTCAACCCTCATTTCGATGTACGCATCATCGGTGCGCGTCTTTTTCGTCTTGGCTCTGTTGTAGCACAAGCAGCCGTTTCGGTAGTTCTCTTTCTTCATCTCGAAGAGGTCAACCGTGTTGATACCTGCAAGGCAAAGTATCATCTTCGACACGTCACGCCCAATCTCGGGCAATGGATCAATCATTTTCGTCTCGGGCAATGGGGCAGCGAAGAACACGCGGCACTCCTCCGGGCTGATGGCAATCTTTGCCGTGCGGTCAGCCTGTGGTATCTTCACCTTGCCCCAAGGGTTCGTCTTGATGCGGATAACTCCGTTGTCGTAGTCGTTGTATTCCGCCACGGCAGCACGAAACACCTGCCTCATGCATACCGGGTACATCTCCTTTGCCCTGTGCGTCTGTTCCAACGACTGCACCCACAGGTTCACGAAAGTGGAAGTGAGTTGCCCGAACATCACCCTCGTTGTCCCTGCAAACCGCTCCATGTGCTGCAACGCCAGCTTGTAGTTCTTGGCGTTCCGCACCTGTCCATTGTCAATCATACGGTCTATGTGAAGTGCAGCATAGTCAGAGAAGCACAAGTCCTCGTCCTCCTTGGTCACATACTCGATTATCTGCTTGACCGTCCACTTTGAACTATCCACACGGTTGAGCAGTTCTGTGAAACGGAGTATGCGCCTCATGCAATACTCGTTCACGAAAGGGTCGGTGATGTCATTGTTCTTGTCGAGATAGTCTTTCGTGACAACCTTGTCGGTCTTGATGTATCCAGGCTTGCGGTTCTGCATCACCCGAATGTACACTTGGAAGAAACCGTCTTTGCGCGGTCTCCTGATTACTGGTTTAAACATTGCCATTGTCTCTGTATTTTTTGTTATTCAAAAATCATGTGTAAGCATTGGTAAGCGCATCATGCCGATTTGGTGTAAGTTTTGGTAAGCAAACCCTACACATTCTGCACGATAATCATGCAGAACGTGCAGACCTACCAAAAACAATTTAGGCGGCAAGTCTCTTTATTATCAGAGACTTACCGCCTAACTCGTTAGTTACGAGGGCTTATCTTATTATCCTTCTACAGCAGCTTGCGCCACCGCTCCACATTTCCACGCCCGAACATTTCAAATGCTTTGTTCTGGCTGATGAACTCTGGGTCGTTGGCATCGAGCTTCAGCAGGTGGACGATGCGTGCGGCGAGGTCGTTGAGGAAGGCGGAGTAGCGTACGCACTTGTCGGAGAAGTTGAGGTAGTCCATTATCCTTTAATCTCCTGCTTGTGCGTCTATCTCTTCGCACCATTCATTAATGGCTTTGAGCCAAGTGTCGGTCTTGCACCAACGCCAAAAGAGCACACACATTGCGGCAAGCATGGCAAGGCCAAACACCTTGTCGAAGAGGAAATGCAGGAAAAACGAGAGTACAGTTTCGTCCTGTTCCTCACCAAGGAGGAAGAGTACGCCAACACTGCCCATGAGGGCGAGAATGGCGATGCGGAAAATTGAGATTGCTTTTTTCATTTCTTGTCTGATTTTATAGGGTTTGAACATGGAGGCTCTTTTGTGTGCTCAACGTAGCGGTTGAGCAGGGTGCAGTAACATCCGTTGATGGCGTTGTAGGACTGCTTGCAGGATTTGCAGAACTGGTTGGGCATGGCTTAGTAGCTTTGCGTGATACCGAGTTTTGCAAATGCCTCTTCTTCGGACACGGAGCCGCGCCAAGCGTCGAGATAATCGTTGATGGCTTGCTCGTTGTCACGGTCGGCCTGTTCGTTGTAGCCGAAATCCTTGCAGAAGACTGACAAACTGATGCGGTCGAGTTCTTCGTTAGACAAATGGGTTGAGGTGTTGCAGCTGATGAGGCTTGCAACAAGGAGTGCTGATGTGATGATTAACTTTTTCATGATGGAGTGGGTTTAATGTTACGAAATTCGGGTTGCTGTGATTGTGCGTTGCTCGCGGTTTGTCGTGGTGGTAAACTTCTTGTCCCACTGGAGTCCAAAGCTGACGCAGATTGATTTGAGATAGCTGGAACGGCTAACAGGTACTGTCAACTCTTCGCCGACTTCAAGGGCGTTCAACTGGCCCAAGAGCGATTTTTTTCGCTGATTTTTAGATGTTTCTGTCATTGTTTCGATATTTGTTTATAACTTTATGGTGCAAAGGTAATCAAAATGGATTTACCCACATCAAAAACGAGTAGGTTTCTGTTCGAAATTAAGAATTATTAACTATATAATGATTTATCTAAATCGAAAATGCTTATGAATATTGAAAGAGTTAACATCGGTTTAAGCATTGAGCAGAAACTCAATGAACTTGGTATGTCAAAGTCTGAGTTTGGTCGAAAAATAGGCGTACCCCAACAAAACGTGAATAGGATACTTGATAAAACAAGTATTGATACAGACAAACTCGCAACAATGATGCACGATGGCTGCTGACTGGAGAGAAGGACGAGATGCATAATAATGTTTCAGTCGGGGACAATTCTGATGGCAACGTAGCCATTGGAAGCCACAACTCCGTGGGTAACGTAACGACCAATGCTGGAGATACCGCACACGTTCCGGGAATGGGCAGAGTATTTCGCCACCGAACGCTCCGTGGAACTATACGACCTACTTGTTGAGGTGAAACGCAAATAAGGCGTTTTAAGCGTCTGTTTTCGTCAAGATAATAAAACCCTCATCCGAGCACATAAAGTTCGTCAGAGGGGCAAAATAACGGCTCAGGACGGCATTGTGATGCCGGAGTCAGAGTCGCACAAACAAATGAATTTAGCACGATAAGATTAGTTAATTCACCTCTTTTGATAGAGACGCTTACAAATTCTTCAAAAGTCCCTCATAATGAGAGGGTGAAATCAGCGGCGCAAGCAGGGAAAGGTAACAGCCTACAGGCGTCCGGGCAAAGTCGAATACCGTACAGCCGACCTACGGCTATTGCAGAGGATACAACAAGACTACCTTGAAAAGTAGCCTCAACTGCCGCAGATAGCGTGCTAATCGGATAGGCACGAAAGGAATTAAAGCCTGAGACATTAGGTAGGTTCAACTCCTCCCTGCGGCTCCATACAAACAAATAATCTTCATCTTTTAATTTTTAACACTATGAGTAAGATAGGACTTACAGTTGAGCAAATCAACGCTATGGAACCTACTGGGATTGTTCGCAATGACAATGTACGCGACAAGTTCATCCAAATCTACGAGGCAATGTGGACACCATCCACCGGAACATCAGGCGAAGCAGCCTACGAGCGCGAGTCACGCAACTTCAACCGTCTGCTTTCTGAGAAAGAGGACGTGCGCAAAACGTGCACAAAGTTCTCGCTCTTCACAGCTTTCCTCGACGTGGCAATTTCCGGACTCACCCTCGACCCCGGCACCAAGGCGCAAGCCTACCTCCTCGCTCGCTCCGTCGCCGTTGACAGTTTCTATGACAACGGACAGAAGAAAAACAAGTACGAAACACACTGCATGCTCACCGTGTCCGGATATGGCGAGCTGGTGCTTCGTGCACGCTGCGGCCAGATACGCCACGCCGACAACCCGGTTATCGTGTACGAAGAGGACAGTTTCGAGTATGGCGAACGCGACGGACAAAAATTCGTCAACTACACATGTCGTCTTCCCCACACCACCGGTCGTATCGTTGCTTGCTTCATGAAGATCACTCGCGCCGATGGTTCTATCGACTATGCTGTCATGCTGCCTGAAGACTGGACACGACTCTCCAACTACTCCGCTCGTCAGAACTCAAAGTTCAACTATCAGACCAAGCAGTGGGAGAACGGCAAGCCCAACGCCCTCTACACCGCACAAGGCGGACAGATTGACCCCGGATTCCTCGTTGCCAAGTGCATCAAGCACGCCTTCAAGACCTACCCGAAGGCACGTGTCGGTCGTGCTACGCAGTTGGAGTCACAGCAGGTTGACGAGACAGAAATCACTGACGACATCTACGGCGTTACTGGTGATGGCGAGAAGGTTGACACCGCCACTGGCGAGATTATCCAAGAGAAGCAAGACTTCACACCTCAGACCGACACGTCTGCAGGAGTAACCGTTGACCCTGCCGCCAACAACGACGACGACACATTCTAACCCTATAATACTTACAACAATGAGTGAACAGACAACAGACCTCACCATCGTACGCGAGGGAAACGTACAGATGATAGCGCAATCCGCGCCACAGATATACAAGGACAACACAACCTCGTCCGAGCGTTGCACTGAGTATGGCCAGAAACTCCTTGCACAGATCAAGGCCAACGGCATGAACGACGAACTGGATATGCAGTGTGCCAACTACATCAACAAGGCTCGCAACACGGTGAAGAAGATGAACACCAGCCGTTCTGCAATCACCAAGATATTCGACCTGATACGTTCCGAGTTCACCGGCATGGAAAATTCTGTCGATCCTACCAAGACCGGCTCTATCCCTTATCAAATCCAGCAGGAGCGCAATGCCTATGCAGCACGTAAGCGTGAAGAGGAAGAACGCCGCCGCCGTGAAGAGATTATCCGTCAGCAGCGCGAACAGGCTCTCAGCCGCTACAAGCAGGACGTGGAGGACGACTTCAAGCGTCAGTTCAATGTATATACGACCAATGCCACAAACGAGCTGACAAAGCTCAACAGCGGTCTGAACCTCGAAAACTACGAAGCACAATGCAAGACTATCCGTGAATATCCCGTCACGCTTCCGGCTGGCTATGGAAACACGCTGAACTCTACAGTCCTTATCCCGACTGAAATTGCCGACATGAGAGACCAACTGCCGGGCATTCGTTCTTCCATCCTTGCCAAGCTCATGCAACAGTTCCGTGAGCAGTTTCAGTTCGAGGTGGCCGAATACCGTGACTCCATCATCGACATGCTGCCATCAAAGAAAGCAGAGCTGGAACGTATGCAGAAGGCAAACGAGGAAGAGAAGGCACGCATGGCTGCCGAACTGAAAGCACGTGAGCAAGCGGAAGCCGCACGTATCGAGGCAGAGCGCAAGCGCAAGGAGGAAGAGGAAGCAGCCAAGAAGAAGATGCAAGCCGAGGCTTCCGAGATTGGAAGCCTGTTCGGTCAGCAAGCGGTTGTTTCTCCGGCTGGCTACCAACCGAAGACCTCTGTCAAGAAGCGTATTCACTTCCACGACGCACAGGGCGTTCTCGCTGCCGTATCTATGTGGTGGTCCAAGGAGGGACAGTTCATGTCAGTCGAAGACCTCGCCAAGATATTCAAGAAGCAGATCACGTTCTGCGAGAAGGTGGCTAACGACAAGGACCACCCGGAGTTCATCAGTTCAACATCAGTTTCCTATAATGAGGAAGTAAAAGCTAAATAATCAGTTATGTACGAAAGTGGTTATTATCCTGCCGGTGCGGAGTTCGACCCACGCGCACCTTGGAATGAACGTGAACCAACAATGATTGAGTGTACGGCTTGTGGCGGTACTGGCTATCACTACTACGCCTACGACTTTGTGGCCGACCGCGAAGCGGAATGTACCGAAGAGGAATACGACCAGCTACCAGAAACCGAGGAAGAAGCCGAAGCCAAGGGCGAACACATCATCAAGGGCGAAAAGGAAACCTGCGAGGTGTGCGACGGTGAGGGCGAAGTTGAATATGAACCTGATTACGACGATTATGACGAAGATTAACAACCCGGACGAATACTATCAGAGAAGTGAGGTCAGTAATTCTGACCTCACCGAACTGAAGAACCTGCTGCACCCTCACATGCAGTTCGGCGACAAGGAGGCTGCTTTCCGCTTCGGGTCTATCGTCGATGCCATCATCACCGAACCCTCGCGTGTCGACTTCCTGCACATGACCATCGACGGCGAACAATGTTCTGAGGAGGAGTTCCTCCACGCTCGCGAAATGCAGCGTGCACTGCGTGCAGAAGCACGACGAGACCAATTCCTCGCTAAGGTGCTCGAACATGCCGATACACAACGCTTCATGGTCAACAAGCAACAGGAGTTCAGCAATGGGGGATTTACCTTCCATCTGGACACACGCTGCAAATGGGACTGGTGGTTGCCAATGGCTAACTTCGGCGGCGATCTGAAAACAACATTCGCCTCAACACAAGCGGAGTTCGACAACGCTGTAGATTTCTTCGACTGGGACCGTAGCCGGGCGTGGTACATGGACATCGCCCATTCCGACCGCGACTTCATCTACGCAATCAGCAAAAAGAACTGCAACATTTTCAAGAAGTTCATCAACCGTGGCGACGACATCTACAATCGCGGACGCGAGAAGTACGAAGAACTTGCCTTCCAATATTGGGCTTTCAACCTCATGTAACAGACATAGTATGAAAAAGAAATTATCACAGACAGCACAAATCCAGCTGCTCAAACGCCTCAGACGTATGTGTCCGTTCGCTGTGTTCTCTGGCTCTTACGGATATACATGCGGTGGCATGGTTGGGGGGGTACGTTCTTCTTCAGGCATGGCCGCTCGCTCAAAGGAAGCTCGCCATTGCATGCTCTCATGCGCCGACTTGCGCAAGCAAGCATACATACAAGGCTACGACATAACGATTTCAAAACACACAATCAATGCTTATGGCTGAAACTCTGATACATAACCTTCGCGTCGAGCCTTACGACTATCAGAAGGAGGGCATTCTTGCCGGGCTGCGCTGGCATCGTTTCCTCATCGGTGACGAGCCGGGGCTTGGCAAGACGCTCCAAAGCATCGGTGTCGTGGATTGTTCCAACGCTTACCCCTGCTTGGTCATTTGTCCGTCCTCGCTCAAAATCAACTGGCAGCGCGAGTTCGAGAAATTCACCAACAAGAAAGCCCTTGTGCTCGACAATTCCGTGCTTACCACATGGCCTTATCTTCTCCGGATGGGCATGCAGCAGGTGGCGGTCGTCAACTACGAGTCTCTGCGTAAATACTTCGTGTGGGACATCAAGGGAGGCTCACGTGGTGGGTTCCGGCTGAAAGATGTGGTCTTCACGCCGGACATCAATATCTTCAAGTCCATCATCATAGACGAGAGTCACCGCGTGAAAGACCCATCAGCCCAGCAAACCATTTTTGCACGTGGCATTGCTGAAGGCAAGGAGTATCGCATTTTGCTGTCAGGAACACCGGTTGTCAACCGTCCTGCCGACCTCATAGCACAGCTTTCCATCATGGGACGTTTGCCTGAGTTCGGTGGACGCGCTAAGTTCCTTGCCGAGTACGGCGGTGGCGAAATCTCCAAAGAGAGACGAGGAAATGATGAGGACGACGCTCCGCGCAACCTCGACCGGCTCTCTGCTGAACTCTATGCACGCTGCATGATCCGTCGCGAAAAGGCTAAAGTACTCACCCAACTACCAGACAAGACGCGCACCGACCTCATCGTTGACATCAGCAACCGCGACGAGTATATGCTTGCAGAAGCCGACCTTGCAGAATACCTGCGCACATATACCGAGTGCGACGACATCGACATACGACGCAAGATGCGCATGGAGGCTCTTGTCAAGTTCATGACGCTGCGCTCGCTCTCTGCCAAAGGCAAGGTGAAACAAGCCATCGACTTCACACGCACCTTCCTCGCCAACGGCAAGCCACTCATTCTCTTCTGCTCTCTGCATGAGATTGTGGATGAGATAAAAAAGGCGTTTCCAAAGGCTGTATCTGTTACCGGGCGCGACTCCATGATGATGAAACAAGCTGCCGTCGATGCGTTCCAGTCCGGGAAAGCACAGCTAATTGTCTGCTCCATAAAGGCAGCTGGCGTGGGTCTCACACTCACGGCATCGTCAAACGTGGCTTTCGTTGAGTTCCCATGGACTTATGCCGACTGCTGTCAATGCGAAGACCGCGCACACCGTATCGGACAAAAGGACAACGTGACGTGCTACTACCTCCTTGGCCGTGGAACCATCGACCGCACCCTCTATGCCATCATCCACAAGAAGAAGTCCATCGCCAACCAGATAATGGCAACCGACGACGACATCCCACAGGATGAAATGTACTTCGACCAGCTTACGTCACTCTTCCTCAATCCGGACGACGATGGCTGACCTATGTAAGACCGACCTGCAAAAGGTCATCAAGTATCTCACCGATGCAGCAACACTCTACGATGCACAGCAAGGCTTGCGCTATTCCAGCCGTGCATGGTGCATCAGACAACTTATCGTTAAACTAAAGAAACGGCAAAATCAAATCACAACAATATGAAAACATCAATGACCACCACTCAGGCGTTCCGTCAGCTCATACGTTGTCATGCCATTATAGCAGTCAACGTCTGGAATACAATCAACTTTTTCGTCACCCGGCGTTCATGGTTCGCCCTTGCACTTGTTATACTCATAGGGGCTGCGGCAAGTGCCATGTGCATCGTGTCTGCGCGTGCCGAGCGCGATCGTGCGCAACAGGCACAAGCCAAGCTGCAACAACAGGTGGAACAACTGAAAGTAGAAAATGAATTTATCGCAAAATAAATATTCACAAGTTAAACTCTATCTATCATGACAAAGAATGAATTAGCACGTGAGGTATCAGTATCTGAGAAACTGCACATCTCAACAACAGTGAAAGCCATCGACGGCACACTCAGAGTTATCAAGGAAGCACTCGCCAAGGGTGAAGTGGTTATTATCCGTGGCTTCGGCACCTTCACCCCGGTTGAGGTAGCCGAGCGCACAGCACACAACTTCAATACCGGCAAGCCTTTGGTTATCCCAGCACACACGTCTGTCAAGCTCCGTGCAAGCAAGGAACTGATAAAGGCTATCAACGAAGGAAAGGAGGCCACACTATGATGCTATATGAATGTGGTATCCGTTACGAGCGGACGATGGAGAACGGCATGAATAAGAAAGTCACAGAGTTGTACCTTGTTGATGCTTGCTCGTTTGCCGAGGCTGAAGGACGCATCACAAAGGAAATGGAACCGTACATATCTGGCGACTTCGATGTGGTCACTATCAAACGCACCAACTACTCCGAGATTGTCGAGAATGGTGCTGACTCTGCCGACAAGTGGTTCAAGGCAAAACTTGTGTTCATCACCGTTGATGAAAAGTCTAGCAAGGAGAAGAAGACCACTACTCACTTCATCGTCAGTGCCTCCGACATCAACAATGCACACTTCTGTGTTGTTGAACACATGAAAGGTTCTGTCATGGACTTCGAGATTGCTACGCTCGACGAGACTAAGATTATGGACATCTTCCGTTACAAGCCTAACACAGCTAATGGATAAGTTCTATAATCATGCCTTCCAAGGCCGAAATAAGTACGGCAACAAGCGCGTAGGATCCCACGCATCCAAGAAGGAGCACTACCGAGCTGGCGAACTACGCATGATGCAGCGTGCCGGACTTATCTCCGACCTTCGGGAGCAGGTATCATACCTGTTGATACCTGCACAATACGGTGAGTGTGGCAAAGATTTCAAAAATCGTCCTACACGTGTCCTTCTCGAACGTCCATGCTCTTATGTAGCCGATTTCGTTTATACCGACAAGGCTACCGGGCAGACCATCGTGGAAGACACAAAGGGAGTCAGAACAAAGGAGTATATCATCAAGCGGAAACTCATGCTGCATGTGCATGGCATCCGCATTAAAGAGGTTTGATTTATATGGCACGAGACAGTTTTATATTCTATCGCAGTTTCCTTGAGGCTATCAAGTGTATGCCCTCAGAGGTACAGGCCGAGATTTACCCGGCTATCGTGGAGTATGCCCTTAACGGAAAGGAACCTAAAGGACTATCCGACATTGCCAAGGGGGTCTTCATACTTATCAAGCCAGTGATGGATGCCAACAACGCACGCTCTGAGGGCGGCAAGAAAGGCAAGAAGTTCGGCAAACTTGGCGGTCGCCCTGCTAAGGATAGAGCTGTCTCGTCTGCCATTTCTGACAAGCCCAACGTCACGCCCGGCTACACGCTCACGCTGGAACAGGAGATTGAAGAAATGCGTGCCGATCGTTCTTGGAAAGAACCGGTATGTATGCAGTTCCACATACGCGAGGACGAGCTTGGCAAACGCCTCGACTCCTTCCTCAACCACTGCCGTTGCGAGTATGAGGGCAAATCTCACGACAATATCAATGATGCCAAACGTCACTTCTGTTCGTGGATGCGCAAGGCGTACTCTTCACATGCCGAGCCGGAAGACGCACAAGAGCTGCCAATCCGCCTCCGAATCGAAAACGAAAATCAACATGAAACCATCTCTAACCACCGAATGCCTCAGGCAGGCAATGCCGCTGCAGCCCGACAGCAGCGCGAAGCCGAAACCATCGGAACCATCAACCGCCTCCTCGCAAGCGCACATGCCGCTGACGGCACACCTGCCGACTGAGGCCATTCAGCTCCGACGTTCCTACCCCACCCCCGAAGACCTGCTCCTGGCCTTCAACCCTCAAACATCAACCATGCTCGCAGCACGCTTCTCGCAGCTCGACGGCAACGACATCACGCAAATCCGAGGGCGCATCTACGCCATCGACAGCGAAATGTACCGCTCCTACCTCCCCAACTCGTCAAAGTCTGCAAACCAGAACCCTGCCCCGACACTGGCTCTCGTAAGCCGTACCTTCCGGGCCGAAACGGCCATCGCATGGCTCATCGCTCAGCTGCACTCGCTGGCCGAGTATGCCGGTGTCAAGGACAAGTTCTCGCAGGAGCAACTGCAGGAGCAGGCGGCGCTCATCCTCTCGGAGTACTACTTCCTCCGACTATCCGAACTCATGGACTTCTTCCGGCTATTCAAACTCGGAAAATTCGGTAAGTTCTACGGCAATGCTGACCCTCTCGTGGTCACCGAAGCTCTCTCTAAGTTTCTCGCCTACCGCGCTCGCATCATCGACCAGCTGCTGGAACGGCAGCGAAACGAACGGGCACAGCGCGAACGCTCCGAACGGGCTGTCGAAGCCATTTCCTTCCAACGCTACCGCGAAATCCTCGCAGCGCAGGGAAAGCAAATGCAGTCCGAACAAATCATCAACCAAATCAACAAACAACAAAAATAAAAAATCCTCTCTAACAGCCTTTCTCTATCTAAGGTAATCTTCTTACATCAAACAAACAAAAGTCGCGCAGAAGCAAAGCAAATAGTCATTTCAGCCATTTTACAAAGCTCACGCGCACCCCAAACCAAACAATAGCAACCATGAACATACAATCATACGGCAGATGGTACCTCGCCGTCGATGCCAACGGACTCGCATCGCTCTTCGCCAACAAGCCCACACGCATACGCACCGTATGGGTCGCAAACGGACAGTCTTTCACACTCTCACCCGATGAACTCGACAGCCTGCTCACCAAAATCAACGCACCGGCCATGCAATGGACCGACGAACCTAAACTCATCGACGTAGTCGTAACCATCAAACCATTAGTCTGCGCATAACGCAAAAACAACAAAATAACAAACCACAAACACATGGAAAATTACTGCAATTTCAAACCCTTCGACAAAGTCCTCGTACGCTATGACGATCAACATGTATGGCAAATCGACTTCTTCTCTCACTATGTCCGCGGTGTTGAATGCCCTTACAAGTGCCTCACAAGAGACTTTAATCAGTGTATCCCCTACAATGGCAATGAACATCTAATCGACACTACCAACGAACCTTCCCTGCCCACACAATCGCAAACTCAAACAAAAGAAAACAAAATGGAGGAAGATTGCGATAATTACGGATACCCCGTAGAATACTTCAAGCGAAACGATGTGGTATTATGCCGGGATGCTGAAGATGAAGAATGGACCTACAAGCATGTAGCCGAGAGAATCTTCAACCGCTTGACCGAAATGCCCTGGAACGAGGCTTTAGACACCATTCAAGTCGCAGAACGAGTTTTCTGCAAATTGGCAGCAATGCCCATAGACGAACTCATCTACACCATCTTAGGGCAGAAAAAGGCTAATCAAAAAAAACACCCACAAGAATGAAAACAACCAACGAACAACCCACTTACGAAAAAGCCTTCTTCAATGCCGCCAATGGACTAATCTATCCAACACTCAAGAAAGCCAAAAGTTCAAGCCTTAAAGCAAGTATCTACCGATGCTGGATGGCGAATGGTGAAATCGTAGCCATGCATTTTGTCTACGGCTTCGGTGAGCAAGTATCCACCATCGACAATGCCGACCAGATTATCAAGCATGCTCTGGAACTTGGATTTGTCGGCAAATCAAACAATACCATCGACAAACGCATCGTCTAACTTCACACATCACGAACTATGGGATTACACATCAGAGTATTCAAACCAATCGAGCGCGTCACAGAAGCCGAAGCTGCCGACGACGACGTCAGGCTGCTCAACGAAGTCAAAAACATTCCTCCCGGGTCAAAGAATCTCGAAGTAGGAACTGGTTACTATCGTTGCCAAGAGGTCAAAGTTCCGACATTCCACATACCCTACAGTGCATTCAATCGGTTCCGACAAGGAGTCTGCCGAATGAGCTGCGGCATGAACATACACGAAGTGTGGAACGACGAAGAATCCTACATCAATGAACCCTTCGCGCCATTTCTCCTGTCATACGACAGCGATACCAGTTTCGACTACGCCACGGCTCAACATCTCTATGACACTTTCCGCCGGTACCTGCCCGAAGCTAAACAATACGCTGCCGAAATAGCCGGAGACTACTGGTTCTCGCTCTACACTGTCTACATGGACATCCTCCGCATAACAGCCGAAAACAAAGCCGTTGTGCTCTATCGATAGAATAACTCAATCATAAACATGTGCTAAAATTATGGAAATTGAATACGAACTGATTGACAACGGCGTACTGCTCACCGACACCGAATGCGGGCTGCGCGTGGCTGCGCTCAACGACGACGACGGCCGGGGCATCACCAACCAGAAGGTGGTAGAACTGCTCGGCAATTGGCTGCACGACGAAATCGAAAAAGTAATAGAACGCTCGGTGGCCGAAAAAGCGAAAATAACCATCGGCATAGAAATAGAACCCATTAACGAATAACCCACCCATGTGCAAAAACGACAAACCAATGACAAAACAAGAAGCTATCCAGGCAAAACAAGACATCGAAAAAGCCTTCGAAGAAATTTCAGCACGCATGTGCGCCCTGCAACTCCAATACCCGGAACTCGGAATGCTGGCCGCATTCCGATTCTCACAGCACTCAATTGTCGACAACAAGGGCTGTGTACCCGCCGACAACGTAACAGCCACAGGCTCTACCGTCCTTGGAAATTTCGAAACCACATTCGCAGCACTGGCACACATCTTACATTCTATCGCCATCGACGAGAATCAGCCGAAAATAGCCGAAGCTCTCATCGACCTTCTCTCTGCGAGCTGGGAAAAAATGAAAAATGACTACCACATCGACTTGTAAAAATCGAACCACAACAAATAAGTCACCATGTCCCAAACAAAACTTACACTGCAACAAAAAAGAAGCATGGCCGACAAATGCGTTTCCGAACTCGAAAAAAAAGGAATCATACATCGCATCGGAAAACTCATCACTGCCTCACACCACCTCGCAAAAGCGGCCAACATGGTCTTCACCGAGGCGCAGGACACAATCTGCATGTATGGATTCAACCGGCACATGCTCAACCGAATGCTTTCCGACTACGAAAAACAAATCGACCGAATAGGGCGTGAGTTCACACGAACTTACATCTCACAAGACCCTAATGCACAAGAATTCATGTTGCGCGACTTCTCCGTTCTCTTCCCACGAATCGTTCGCGACATGGGAATCGAACACGACATCAGCCAACTCATCGAAGGTATGATGGCTGATTTCGAAACGTCTTTCGACACACAAGCCGAAGGTACGACACTCTGCAAAAAAATCACATTCCGCGTAACACCGGCTGTCTATAACCGACTGCAAAAAATAGCCGACTACTACAACATCAAGTTCCCCGACATGATGCGGCAAATGGCACGACTATGGTGCGAACGAAACCACACCAGAAAACCAGCAAACCATGAGCTTCAACAACACCAAAACACCTCGCAAACCTCCGCAACGAACGTCACGGCCATACACCGCGAAGCACGGTCTTTCTTCTAACAAAACAAACTAACAACCATCACAATCGCTGTCAGCCTTCAGTAGGCTGACAGCACAATACACAACCATACATGGCTAACATAATCAACGCACACACCATTCTCCTCCTCACCACACTCAAAGTTGAAGTCTCACAAACCAAAGGCGGCAACCCAACAAAAAAATACACAACACACATCACAAGGGCTGAACGTACCTTAGGCCATGGATTATCACAATGCATCATTCACTTCAACTGCATTTTTATCGAGCCTGTCACTCTCCGACCTTCCGAAGTAGCACGACTGCTCAACGAACAACCCATCTCGCTGACTACCGAGTATGCCGAAGATAATGTACAACAATTCTCGCGCCAAATAATCATCAAACCTATCCCTTAAAACCATGACACCCGAATTCTTACGCTATGTGAAAAAAGTACAGCAAACACTCGCTAACTACATCGAACTGCCCAAAACGCCATGCGCCACATGTACCAAATTCCTCAAATGCAACGACAAGGAATTCCTCACATTCAACATGCCATGCAGCGCATACACCAATACTAAAAATCAAAAAATCACATTTTCCGACAAACAGAAGTTCTTAATCGACATTCTGCGAAACGACGAACAAAACAACGAAAAACCCGAAACGTTCATCAAACTCATCACCGATAATTGTAAAAAACTCAAACTGCCAAAACATATCACACAAAGCATACTGCCTAAAGGCAAGGAACACCAACAGGAAAAAGTGCAACGCACACCCTCTGCCACAAAACAAGAACTGAAAACCTCATTCCTGCACAATCTCAAAAAATACAAAACTATCAAACAAGCGGCCGAAATCACAGGTATCTCTGAATCGCTGCCTTACAACTGGCAAAGGCACGACAAACAATTTCAACAGAAGTTTCAAGACACTTACAGCAACATACACGCTCACGAAAAAAAACAAATCCTCAAAGAGTATCAATCGGGGGTCATGCTCAACGAATCCGCCAAAAAATTGAACATAGACCCAAACGAAATCAAAGGGTGGATTACAACAGACATACGATTCTCTAACGAATACAACAAAATAAAAGCATCCCACAAACAGCTATTACTCGAACAGCTGCAAATACACCAAAACTTCGCAGCCGCCATCGATGCACTCGGATTCAATCACAAACTTTGCACCTCCTACCGAAACAACGACCGTAAATTCCGCGAACAATGCGAGAACATCATCAAAATTTCACAGCAAAAATTCCTACAACTCTACAAACAAACCCACAACATAACTGAAGCTGCAAAAAATGCCAACATTGAACCAAAAAAACTCGATTATTGGCTCAAACACTACCCAACATTCGCACAACAGTTCAACACAATCACAACCTCGTAACCAATAATTTACAAACGATTTACAAGCAACCTGCGAACAATTCACAAGCATAAAAAAAGGAGAGCGCACAAACGCCCTCCTTTTCACCATACCCCACACCCTATCATCTAACACTTTTGAACCAACGCAAATCGAACGCAAATCAACCGGCAAATACCGAACAACAATCAACATACAAACCAAAACTTACACCGACAAACCGCATACACCCCCCTAACTTTGCCAACAAAACATTCTTTTTAAAAAACGCACATGGAACCAATCACAACCGAAATCAACTTCACTCAATACACCGCCGCTGCCAACGACTACAACGCGCCCGACGGTGACATGGCTGCTCTCTTCAACCTTATCCCTGAGGACGGCACTCTCAAACCCATCCTGAAACCTACCGAAATCTTCAAACTCAAAAACAATCAAAAGGCTATCTACATTCACAAACCTAACAACGAAACACTATACATCATCGCTCAAACCAACGACAACCATACAACGTCGTTCCTCGCACATAATGAACAACCATTCCTTACCATAGCAAGCAACGAAACTCTCACCGACATCAACTCGCTCGGTAACATGCTCGTTATTTCAACGAAACTCAACCTGCACTACATCTTCCGAAAAAACAAACAATACAACTACCTCGGTACGCAACTGCCAAAGCCTGAACTGCAGTTCTCGCTCGCTGCTAATGTGGTGCTCAAGGAGGACCAAAAAACGCTCAGTTTCAACAAGGACTTCACCACGCCGCAAGCCATGTTCGAAAACTACCTCACCATCTCTCATGCTGCACCGGTGACTGAGTTTGGAAAGCAGTACAAATCAGACATCACGCAGTTCTCGAAAGCGCTGAACGACAATTTCGAATACAAAGCGGTCTATAGCGGAACTAACGTTGGGGCGCTGTGGCTCTTCGCTGGCACTGAATACAATGCCGCTGGCACTGGATATGAACTTATTGCTACATTTTCCAAAACGGGAAAAACCGCCTATTTCAAAACCAACAAAAAATACACGCACTACTACGTCGTGGCCAACAAAATATTTGGCGCTGGAACTACGCTCAGTGTAAAAATCACCTTCTACCAGGGGGCTTCGGCCAACATCACGGCTACCTACGTCAAGTACGAAAAACAGAACTTCGATGCTATCATGGCGTCGGCCAACAAGTTCGTCGCGCAGCAGGCCACTGAGCAGAACAAATTCATCTTCCCTTTCTTCGTTCGTTACGCGGTCAAACTCACCGACGGATCTTACGCGCGTATCTCTGAACCCATATTGCTCGTTCCGAATTCGGGATATGTGCCGTTCATGTACTACGACAGCAAAGGCATCAAGGCCTATGCTTTCATCGCCAACCTGCAATATGCGGTCATAAGCGGTATTGATGAAAAGTGGAACGACTTCATTGAATCTGTCGAAGTCTTCTGCTCATCGCCCATCTATCCGTATAAACAGGGGGCAGAGTATAAGGATACGGAAATGCTTTTCAATCACCTATTCTATAAACCGAACGAATACGACCAAATTTCGAATACAGACTGTGCCTATGCGCTGCTTCTGCCGGAGGATGCACTGGGCGTAGGGCGCGACAAACACGACCTCTTCGACAGGGCTAATCAAGTCTTTGGCGTAAAATCAATGATTGGCGACAACGGGAACCACAGCATCATTCAGGTGGCTCCGAACGACAACATGCTCGAACAAATCGAAAGCATCAATGCTTTCTACCGCATTCATGCTTTTAAACCGGAAGAACTGATTCCAAGAACCGACGATTTCAACTTGCCTGTTTTTGCCAACGTCGACATCAAACCGAATACGCTTTCTGCACTGCTAACTCTGCCGAAACTTACCGACAACTCGCTTGCCAACACGCGCTTCTTCGATGCTTCGCTCACTACTTACAACCAACGCTTGCATCTCTATAACTTCAAAATGCAGCACCCTGTGCCTTCTATGCTCGAACAAATGAACACGGCGGGGGTCTACGATACGAATGCTCCGATTATCAAGGCTATCACGGTCTACATCAAAACGGCTCTGGGCGAAAAACGGGTGCAAATCACACCTAAAAAATTGCAAAGCACTACGGCTGCACTATGGTTCTTCTATCCGCACAACGGGGCATACAAGGCTGAAATCGCGTTCTATCACACCAACGCGCCGCAAACTGCTTACATCAAAATCTTGAATCTCAAACAGCACCAGTTTCTCAACGGGGCATATTGGCTGCACACTCCGCTCAGCGACCATTCGCCCATCTTGGCGGTCGATAGCCAGTCTGACAACTACACGCTGCCCTCAACCGACGATATTTCACATTACACCAACAACATTCTGCAGTCCGAGGTGGCTTCGCCATTCAATTTCCCAGACACGCTGCTCTCGCAAATACCGGCTGCACAAATCTATGCGCTTTCTTCGGCGGCCAAGGCGCTTTCTGAAGGGCAGTTCGGACAGTTTCCGCTCTATGCCTTCACCGACGAGGGCATCTGGGCCATGCAGATTTCTGACACGGGCACTTACATCGCACGTCAGCCCATCACGCGCGACGTCTGCACCAACCGCGACCACATCACGCAGCTCGACGATGCAGTGCTCTTTGTCACCGCTCGTGGTCTCATGATCATTCAGGGTTCGCAAACTTCCTGTATCTCTGAAATCATCGATTCCGACACGCCTTTCAACCTGCTCTCACTCCCGGCTTTTCACAAACTCCACAATGCGCTGGCTCATACCTCACTTACTGACAACTGCCTGCCGACAAAACCTTTCTCCGAGTTCTCCGAAAAGGCGCGTATCATCTACGATTACCCGAACCAGCGTCTCTTCTTCTACGCACCGGGTATCACCTATGCATACGTCTTCTCGCTACGTTCCAAAATGTGGGGCATGTGTTTCTCGGAATTTACCAGCCACCTCAACGAATATCCGGGAGCCATCGCAACCGATGCTTCGGGCGCAGTACTCGACCTCACAAACCTCAAACGCGAACCAACCGCATGTCTCTACTGTACGCGTCCCATCAAACTCCAATCGCCCGACATGCTCAAAACACTACGCACCGTCATTCAGCGGGGCTACTTCGCACCTACTCACATCAACACCATCATCTATGCCGCTCGCAACTTCACACACTGGCACCTCATCGCATCTTCGCCCAACAACCAAGTACGTAACATACACGGAACACCCTACAAGTTCTTCCGAATTGCTACTCTCGCCACACTCAACCCCGACGAATCCATCAACGGTGCTTCCATTCAGTTCACCCCTCGACAAACAAACCGACTACGCTAAAAACATAGCCGAGAAAAAGGAAAAAAGAAAATAGGAAACAGGAAAAGAAAAAAAGAGCAAAGTAACACAAAAGCCCCCGACCCAACCAAGGGCAGAGAGGCTTTTGTTATACCCAATCGCAAACCGTCCGCAAATCCGTACTATCCATAGCTGCGCGACAGCGCGCGTCCAATCCATACAAACATATCCGTATAATCCGTACAATCCGTGTTCGGAAACCACTACCGCAAACCATCAGCCACCCCCAACTATCAAAGGTTTTAAACCCGTGGCGCCCTGTAAGGGCAATGTCAGTGCAAACCGAATGCAGAGCGATGAGAGCTTGCTCTCAAGAGCTATGCTGAGGTGCAGCCTGACTTCGCGAAGCAAAATTATTGCCACAAACGGAAAATTGATGTCTATTACACTACACATTTCTGATAGCCACAAAATGAGCTAAAGTGCGGTCTGGCGTTTTAGAGTTTCTATTCTTTCTTTGATAAGTTTCTTTGGAAGACGGTTATTTGAGCTCAGAAGACGCTCCAAGGCGGTTATCATTTCACCACCCTCAACAACAGATTCCTTTGTCAGCATATCGGTGAGGAATAAAATACCAGAGACTTTTACATTTTCAAGCGTAGCCTTATCCTTCAACTTCTTGTCACCGGTCAGCAAACGACAATTGTTGTCTATGGCATAAACCATGACGGAAATGTCTTCCACGGACAGATTACAAACACCATTGTATTCAGCAACCTTTTGGAAAACAGTTCCTACCTGCTCACCTGTAAGAGAACAGACGCACAGAGTTCCCTCGTCAATAATGCTTTGGACTGCTGCATACTGTTCTGAATCTTCAATCTCGTTGATAACGACATCCAATGTACGGAAGTCGAGATTAAGTTTCTTGCAATACGGTAGCAATCCGGCATTATAAAGGTCTATCAAAATATTTGTGTCATTGATAACAATCTCCATACTTACATCAGATTGAGAGTGTCACGGACTTCATTGACTGACTTATCCAATAGTGATGCTGCTTTGGAATATGAGATAACCTCACTGGCAAGCGCACGGTATACCAAACGCTCAAAGCGGAAGGTATGCTCCATTGGATAGAGACTTTGTTCTACAGCCTCCTTGAAAGTAGGAAAAGCATTCTTCTTTTTATAGAAAGAAGTGAAGCGTCTGTCTGTAATGATATTCAGTTGCGCAGCCTTTACCATAAGAGCATCAACAGAAATGCCGTATTCGCGTTGAATGGCCTGTAGTTCGACCAAGGAAATATCGTGACGGGACTCACCAATCAGATTCTTGAACTTATCAGATGGTATCAACACCTCGTTTGCAAACACGTTACACATATTCTCCTTGTCAACGCCGTCAGCACAATGCATCAGAAGATGACCCAATTCGTGGAAAATGGTGAGACGCTTGCGTTCAGAACACATATTCTTGTTGACCACAATAACAGGTAAGCCTCCTGCCTCGTTGCAAGTGCCAGAGAAAGAGCTGTCGTGATCAATTTCAATAATCTTCACCCCAACGCATTCCAATAAGTCAATAGCGGAGACAATGGCATCAGAACCGATGTTCAAGTCATTGCGAAGACGCAAAGCTAAGAGTTTCGCTTCATTCTCTCCCTCGACAGTAGTGTTACCATAATCCAAGCAGAATTTAGACGCTATGCCAAGAATGGACTCGATTTCAAGATACTTCTCTATTTCGGAGCAGACAAGGTGTTTTATAGACTCAACCTTTTTGATTCCAAGGCTAGACTTCTTGCGGAACTCAAATTTGGAAGGGTCTATATCAATGGTGAAAGGACGAAAAAAGTAGTCAAGTTTCATCTTCAATGCGTGGGATAGCACAATTAACACGTCACTTGATGGCATCATCAGTCCCTTTTCATACTTTGCAATTGCAGTTGGCGACACTCTACCATCAACCGAATTGCATAGTTCACGTTGTGACATACAACGGATTTTTCTGGCGTTAACCAATCTTTGAGCAAAAGTATTATCCATAATCAATCATGTATAGGTGTGCAAAGTTACTAATAATTCATCAAAATGCACACTATTAACAATTATATGACATAGATTTTTAACAAATATTTCAGAAAGATATATAGTGCAGAGCGACGGAACTTTTGAACCCGTGGCGCCCTGTAAGGGCTGTTCTCAAATCCTCGAATCCGTACGCAAAATCGAAAAAATCCGTGTCATCCCACCAATCCGTGTTCGTCTAAAAAAACCGTCATCACGTCAACCAATGCTGCACCCTGCGAACCCTCCGCGTTCTGTGCCCTAGCACCTTATTCATATTCACCTTCGCCTGCTCAGCACGCTGCAACCATATAGGCAACTTATCCGGGTAAACCATCCCCAGCCAGTCCGCCACCGTCGAACAAACCAAATACTCATGAATCAACTCACTCAGGTAATGTGCCGTTGTCTGCGAAAAAGTCTCCGGAACTCGCAGCTCCATCAAATAATTACCATCTTCCGAAGGGCGGTCGTCCACCTCTTCCCCATTCCGAAGGGCCGAATGGCTGTACCGGTGCAACGCTTCCACGCATTCATAATACTTCAAGTTCAGAATTCGGTGCAGTCTATCAGCGTTCCCCATCTCACCAATATCCGCCACCTGATGTTTCGGATGAGGAACCTCATCAGGAACCCCATGCGACTCGATATACGCAAGGTTCCGTATGTCATAAACCAATTCTTCGCGGTAAAACAACATACGCAATCCGATGTAATCCGTCTGTCTCGTCAGTGTACACTTCATAGTTTAAACATATAATTTAAAACAATCCGACTTCATGCAGTGTTGCTCGCCTCATCCATAAGGTGAGCAAACCACACGTCAAACTATCCCCTCACGGGGCGAACACGGCTATGCACAGCCATCACCACCTCTCTGAGGGAAGCCGCAGCAAGTTCTGCATACACACGTACCATTTCCGGTTCCGTCACAGCATACCATTCCGTCAGCATGCGGTTACGCATATAAGCATGTGCGCCCTCCGCCAAGCTATTGCCAAGTCCACTGTTCCAGTTATTCGGCATTTCCAGTTCAAGGATCATATCCGAAGCCTCAAAACCCGGTGTATGGGAACCGGTCGTAGCCGACGAACCGCGCACATACTCTCCCACTGCACGTTCCAGTTCCCCGAACGCCTTTGTAGCACTCCCCCATAGCTTCTCCACATGAACCTTATTATCCTCCGTAGCCATCAGCTCATGCAGCAGACGATAATTCTCACCATTCTCAATAACCTTACCGCGATGAAACGTCTCTGCTGCCACCTCAACAAGCAACTCACCCCAATCAAAATATATCTCAAATTGCTTCATATCCCAATCTCGTTTTATCAAATACAAACCATATCACTATATCACCCGGCTTCACCCCACTATCGGAGGTTTTGAACCCGTGGCATCCAGCTCCCACCCCCACTATCGGAGGTTTTGAACCCGTGGCGCCCTATCGGAACACATATAATATACTCTAAATCAATGGTTTTTAATCCGTGGCGCCCTGTAAGGGCAATGGTATCTCAGCCCAGGGTAAAGCAGGCCGAAG